AAGGCTGTCTGCACTATAAGGATGGTAAGGTAGTTAGAGTTGGTAAAATGTATTGTATTGATAAAAAAGATATCCATCGGTACGATGCTTGGACTTATGCTATTGTTGAAGATAAGTACTACGTTTGCAAATAGGAGCTAAAAATGACTCATAAAAGTGATTTCTTGGATTCAATAACGTTAGTTAACCCTCACGCTTATCGTGAGCGAGACCATAACTGTAGTAGCTATAGCTTTAGAGAAGAAGGTTATTTAAGCTTTGACACAAATGTCATTGCAGACTCTTGCCCCATTGGTAGCGCTACAATCAAAGGTCATGGTAACGACTTAGATTATATACTCTTAACTAAGTATCTTGAGGTAACGCAGGAGTTACTTAAACGAGAAGGTTGGGAACTTACGGGGGATCACCTAGATTACGCTGATAACCGTGGTGGGTTCCCTTTCTGGACTGCTCGTAAGGGGGTTTATAACTTGATCATCTTTAAAGACTTTGAAGGGTTTGAGGCACACAAGAAAGCTAATGCTTTGTGTGTAAGGCTTAAGCTATTCGATCGTGATGATCGTATTGCTGTATTTAATACAGTATGTGGAAACCGCTATAAAGGAGATAAGGCATGATTACTACATCTATTGAAGTTATTATTGAACGTGAATTCGATAAGTTCTATCGTGAAGCTCGGTATGCAGATATTGAATTTAGTCAAGAGCTTAAAGATATGCTTCTTTCTCTTGAAGACACAGTTAGTGAAAACTGTAGCTCAGACTACACAACTGAGTACGAATCAGCCTATGAAGAAGGCTATGATAGTGGCCATGACAATGGTTATGAGGTTGGTTACGAAGAGGGGGTCACTGCTGGTTATCAGGAAGGCTTTGAAGAGGGCATTGAAGAAGCGGGTAGAGACCAACCAGTAAAAGGAGAATGCACTTGTACACAGTAGAGTTTGAATCCGATGCTACTGTTATTACTAGCCTCTCTGAGGAAGACGAGCAAGAAGACATTGAAATGATTATTGGTGATGATGGTACTGTGTTTATTAGGCAGTTCCAAGAGTACAAGGACGAATATGATGTAGTTGTTATGAACTACCAACAACTAATGGATCTTGTATCGGCAATAAATAGCCCAGAGGGTGCTTTCAAATTGGAGTTAATAGATGACAAAAGTAATTAAGTATGACTATAACGGGTCTATACTTTTTGAAACAGACGAAAAGCTTTTTAATACTTACTTTCAATATCCTGCTATTAAGACTTCTCCCTGGTTTAAAAATATGACCCATTATCACCCAGATTTGCCAGAAGAAATTCTTAAAGAAGCCTCTCAGATTAAGAAAGACCGTTTAATTAAAAATTTTGTTGATAAAGCCTATGGTGGTGTAAAAAAACTTTTTGCTTTAACTACTGCAAAAAAATGTCCAGCAATCATTGACTATTTAAATCAATGTTTAGTAGTTATTGCGCCGTGCGATATTGAAATTGAAGTTGGGGATACTGAAATTGAGTATAAGTCAGCAGAAAGCGAATTAATTTCGGTAAGTAGTCATCCGCTTTGTCAATACCTAACTAAGTCTAAGAGTACAGTAATTAAACCGCAGGGTAACTTGTTTAAAGATTATATTAACGTAAAGTTTGCTATACCGTTCATATTTAAAAATAATCAAATGCCATCTATGTTCCTTGAGCCTTTATTTCATACTGAGCCCAAGTTACGTTATGTTAATGCCGCTTTTGTAAAAGAAACCGCTATTAATCATACTTTTCAAATTAATACTTTTGCAAGACGAAATGAAGGTATTATTAAATTTAAGAAAGGAGAAGCTCTGGTTTATCTTTGGTATCCCGAAAAAGTAAATTTTGAAAAAAGCAAAATAAAACTAGGACGACCTTTACGCCATCGATTTAAAAGTGCTATGTCTAACTTGCATTTAAAATAGGAGTTACTATGAAGACTGAGCTTTACAATCAAATGGTAATGGACTTTTTTGAAGACGGTACTAGCGATGAAACCTTATTTACAGGGCTCGCCAGCGAGGTAGGGGAAGTTATGTCAGAGCGTATGAAAGAAGTACGCAAATCTATGACCCGTACAGAGGAAATTATTGATGAACTCTCTGACGTACTTTGGTTTGTTACTGTCATTGCTAAACAACGAGGTTCAAGTCTTAAACAGTTAATGACTCATAATATTAATAAACTAGAAAACCGTAAACTCAATGGTAAGAAAGGAAAATAATTATGCCAAATTGGTGCAACAACTCAATCGACATGACTGGCCCCTTAGAGAAAATTGAGGCTCTATATAAACACGCCTGTAGCATTAGTGATGACGGGGGTTTACTAGAGGCTATGGTTCCTCTTGGTGAGTGGGACTATGACAGAGCAGTAACAGAGTGGGGGACTAAGTGGTCGTTTGATATGGAAGGGTTAGAACTCGTTGACCACGAAGACGGTACTGCTTCTATTACAGGCTGGGCAGACAGCGCTTGGGGCCCACCTATTTCAGCCTTTGAGACTTACTGTGAGAACAATGAAGACGTAGACGCTGTACTCCATTACATGGAGGAAGGTATGTGCTTTATCGGTTGTTGGAGTAACGATCTTGGAGATGAATGTTATGAGTATAACAATGTTAGTAGCCAAGAACTCTACGACCACATCCCCGCTCACATTGCTGACTACTGGGATTTAATGGAGAAATTAGTTGAGTGGGAACAAGAAGAACTCGATGAATCTATTTAAGAAAAATTACCTGACGTTAAAGAACAACTCAAAGGAAAGTTAATGACTTTAGCTATTGTAGATGGTGACGTTTTATTATACATGAGTCTATGGAATAGTGAAACACAAGAAGATGCTAGAAAAAAGTTTGATAGTATTTTTAAAGAAAACCTAGAAGCTATTTTTGCTACAGACTACGCTATGGCCCTCGGTGGCCCTAACAACTTTAGAGAAGTGCTATATGTAGACTATAAAAGGTCTTTAGCACGAGAAAAGTCAAGATCGAATAAACCAGAATGGTTTGATGATCTGAAGTCAAGCATTGCTAAAGATTACAGTGGAGTTGAATTATCCTATGGATGTGAGTCAGATGACTTGGTTAGAATCTGGGCTACAGAGTGTGATAAACATAATAAGCCTAGAGTCGTGGTCTCAATTGATAAAGACCTTGATTGTATCGCTGGTATTCATCTCAATCCTCGGTCGGGATTAATCTACGAGATTGAAGAAGACTGGGCTGATAACCACTATTGGAAACAAATACTTATGGGGGATGCTACAGATAACATCCCTGGGATAGCGGGTATCGGTAAAGTTAAAGCCGATGCTATCTTAAGTTTTGCTAAAGATCACGAAGAAAGGAAAGCTGTAGTTTGTCAAGCTTACTACAAAAAGTATGAAGAAGAGGGCTACTCGTACCTAGTTACGAATGGTCGTTTAATACATATTTGGCGCTTTATTAATGATCATTTTAAAATGAAGAAAGAGTTTTATGACAATGCTATCCACGGACGAGTTGGGCCACTGGAGTTACCCATTACGCTTTGATTCAGAACAATGGTTTGGTTTTATTTATTGTATTGAGAATACAGTAACTAAACAGTTTTACATTGGGAAGAAACAATTTCATCATGGTGGGAAGAAGAAGTCTAAAACCTATGGTAAAGAAATGTCTTGGAGAACCTATGTTGGTTCTTCAGTAGAACTTAAGCGTGATATTACAAAGTATAAAAAGGAAAACTTTAACTTTGAAATTGTAGACTTATATAAGAACAAAGGGGGCTTATACTATGCAGAAGCTTACTTACAGATGCTCTCTGACTGTATGACTGAGTACTTAGAAGATAATATAACCCCTCGTTTTTACAATAGACAAATTGCTGCTATTCGTTTTGTCCCAAGAGAGTTTCCTACCGACAAAACTAAAGCTTATATTAAAAAAATTAAAAAGAGGTGTACAGAATGAGCGTTCATCCAATTGCCCCAGCCCTCTGGATTTGTGCAATGCTAACTCTTGTTTTACAACTTGTATTGTATTTCATTGGGAGTAGCCTAATGGATCCAATTATAAGTTTAGTTGTATACTTTCTATTTATGGAAGGCAGCAAGTTTGTAGGTGAAATGACAGTAAGGGAAGATGATGGGTCGGATAACGATACGTAATCAATCCTGCGAGAAATGCGGAAGCTCAGACGCTAAGCAAATTTATGACGATGGCTCTGGCTTCTGTTTCTCTTGTAGGTCAAATTTTTTTGCCCCGAAAGAGAACCATATGCAAGAAAAATTTTCTAGTACAAACTGGAATAACAAACTAGAAGAAGTGGCTACTTACGTTAGTAGGGGGTTTAAAGAAAGAAATATCTTTAAGCAAGTAACTGAACACTATGGTGTAAAAGTTTCTTATGACTTAGACGGTAACATTGACACCCACTACTACCCCTACTACTCTGATAGAACACTTGTTGGGTACAAAGTACGAACTTTACCTAAGTCTTTTAGTTCTATTGGTACTGTACGGGGTGGTCTGTTTGGTCAACAACTCTATAGTGGAGGTAAACGGCTAGTTATTACAGAAGGTGAGTTAGACGCTATGGCAGTACAGTCTGCATGGTATTCTAAGTATAAGACCTTTTATCCTGTAGTATCCTTACGTTCAGCCTCCTCTATTAAAGACTTAATTACTGCTAGAGATTGGATTCGTAACTTTGACGAAGTAATTCTTTGGTTGGATAACGATGATGCTGGGCAGGAAGCTACTAAAGAAGCTGCTCGTATTATTGGCTATGATAAGATTAAGATTGCTAAGTCTAGTGAGAAAGACGCTAGTGATCTCTGGATTAAATCACCTGACAAAGTTTTAAAAACTATCTATGACGCTATTAGTTATACTCCTGCTGGTATTCTTACTAAAGATCAGCTATGGAGTCAGCTAGAAGACTATAATAAAATTGAGTCTGTACCTTACCCGCCCTTTATGAGTGGGTTAAACGACAAACTAAAAGGAATGCGTTTTGGTGAAATTACCTTATGGACTAGTGGTACGGGGTCTGGCAAGAGTACGCTCCTTCGGGAGATTGCTGTTCACTTACTTGAAACCACAACAAGTAAAGTCGGCATTGTGTCTCTTGAAGAATCTCCTGCCGAAACTGCACGTAAAATGGCAGGAATGGCAATTAACAGAAACCCCGCAAACGAAGAAATCTCGATTGAGGATCTTAAGATCGGCTTCGATAACGTTTTTGGCGACAATCGTGTTATGGTTCTTGATCATCAAGGCTCAATCTCAGATGGATCTATCATGGATTTTCTTGAGCACATGTGCCTTAGCGGCTGCAAGTACCTCTTCGTTGATCACATTACTATCCTTGCTTCGGAAGGGGCAGAGGGTCTAACAGGTAACGAAGCTATCGATAAGATTATGAATGACCTGCTAAGGCTGGTTAAGAAACATAACGTATGGATTGGCTTAATTAGCCACCTGAGAAAGACAGACAATAAGGGTAAATCCTTTGAAGAAGGAAAACTACCTTCAATGGATGACATTCGTGGTTCTGGCTCTATCAAACAAATTAGTATGGACATTATTGCTTTTGCTAGAAATGTTAGTGCTGATAGCGCAATCGAACGTAACATAATTAAGACCAAGGTTCTTAAGTGTCGTTACACGGGTCTTACAGGCCCTTCTGGTAATATGCACTACGACTTTGATACTGGAAGGCTTAGAAAGAGTTCTGAAGAATTCCAAGACCTAACTGAAGACAAGTTTATGAGAGTATGATGTCAGAACAAAGCTTAGTCCTAATCTCTATTATTTACCAATTACTTAATAATGGAGCAGACTTAAACAAGTTAAACCCTAGTATAAAAGGTTATATTGAGGGTTTAACTGAAGACTTTGACATGGAGTCTGAAGAAGATCGAGGCCACTACGAGGCTATACTATATTTTGCTGATACCTACTTTAATCAGCTACATGAAAGAAGGACACTACACTAATGGTAGATAAAATTAACGAATACTATAACGAGTTTCTTAAGATTGCTATTAAGTCTAAAGAACAACTAGATATGTTTCTCAAACAGGATGAGATTCGCAAGAAGTTTAATCAGAGTGAGATCGATAAACTAAAAAAGCTATGGAAAGGCACCCCTCTGGAGAAGACAGTTGAGACGGTGCTTGATACTACTGTAGAGTTAGTAGAGAAGCAAGTAGAAGAAACAATTAAGGCGGCAGATGTTGTCTTTGAGACTTTTACCAAGAAACGTAAATATTAATTTATTCTAAGGGGAAATAAAATGGATCCATACCGTTCATTCATCCATCTGTCACGCTACTCCCGTTTTCTAGAGACCAAAGGTCGTCGTGAAACGTGGGACGAGACTGTAGATCGTTTAGTCGGTTTCTGGAAAGAAAAGATTGGTAACAACACTCTTTCTGACAATGACTTTAAATCTATTCGTGACTATGTTCATAAACATGAAGTTATGCCTTCAATGCGCTCGATGTGGGCAGCGGGGCCAGCTCTAGAAAAGAACCACTTCCGTGGTTATAACTGTAGTTTTGCTGCAGTAGACCACCCACGGGTCTTTGACGAGATTCTTTACATTCTTATGGCTGGTACAGGTGTAGGCTTTTCAGCTGAAGCCAAGTGGGTAAACAAACTACCAATTATCAACGATAGCTTTGCTAAAACAGAACGTGTTATTCAAGTAGAGGACAGCGCTGAAGGTTGGGCTAAAGCCCTCCGTAAACTAATTGCAGACTTGTACTTAGGTAACATACACGAGTGGGACTACTCTAAAGTACGTCCAGAAGGAGCAAGACTTAAAACTATGGGTGGACGAGCCTCTGGCCCTAAGCCACTTATGGAGTTATTCTCTTTTGTAACAGCGCTATTCCAACACGCTAATGGTCGTAAACTCCGCCCTATTGAAGTACATGACATTGTGTGTAAAATTGCTGAGATTGTTGTGGTAGGTGGTGTACGCCGCTCCGCTCTTATCTCTTTGTCTGACTTAGGTGATCTCGAAGTACGAGACTGTAAGTCTGGTCGTTGGTGGGAAACCGCTGAGTATCGTGCCTTGGCTAATAACTCTGGTGTGTACGATCAAAAACCTTCCATTAACGTCTTTATGGACGAGTGGATTGCCCTTATGAAATCAGGCTCTGGCGAGCGTGGTATCTTTAGCCGTTATGGCGCTCAAAAGCAAAATAACGGTGGTCGTCGTGATTCTGAACAGATTCAAGGCAGTAACCCTTGCGCAGAAATCCTCCTTCGCCCAAATCAACTGTGTAACTTATCGGAGGTAGTTTGTCGTGAACATGATACTGAACAAGATCTTGCTAATAAAATCAAGGTGGCTACTATCCTTGGCACGCTACAGTCTACTCTTACAGACTTTAAATACGTGCGTAAAATCTGGCAAAAGAATTGCGAAGAAGAGCGCTTACTAGGTGTCTCTCTAACTGGCATTCAGGACTGCCGCTTACTACGTAACCCTGATCCTAAACTACTTCGGAGGCTTAAACAAGTTGCTATTGACACAAACAAAGAGTATGCAGAAAAGCTTGGGATTAACCCCTCTACAGCTATTACGACAGTTAAGCCTAGCGGTACTGTTAGCCAGCTTGTTGACTCTAGTAGCGGCATCCATGGTCGCTTTGCCCCTTATTACATTCGATCTGTTCGTCAGTCTAATGGCGACCCCTTAACACAAATGCTTAAGGATCAAGGTGTTCCTAACGAACCTGATCAAATGAATCCTGCTCGTACTACTGTGTTTTACTTCCCAATTAAGTCACCTGCTGGTGCTACCTTGGCTAATGAACAAGGTGCTATCCAACAGCTTGAGAACTGGCTTAAGTTTCAAGAGAACTGGTCTGAACACTCTGTCTCTGTAACTGTTTACGTTAAAGAAGATGAGTGGCTAGAAGTTGGCGACTGGGTCTATAAACACTTTGATAAGGTTACTGGTGTAAGTTTCTTACCCTACTCTGAGCATACCTACGCCCAGGCCCCTTACACAGACTGCTCAGAACAAGAGTACATTAAAGCCAAACACGCTTTCCCCAAAGTTGACTTTAATAAGCTACCTGAATATGAGTATGAAGACAATACAGAAGGCTCACAGACCCTAGCTTGCACAGCTGGTGGTTGTGAAATATAAGTAGTTTTAAAGGGTGTTTGCTTGGTGTGGACACCCCCTATATGGAGATATATCTATGAAAGTTATTACAAAAGACGTTTCTAGTTTCAACGTAGACTTTGCCGATAACGGTTACATTATTAACTACAGTGGTCAAGATGATGATGACAACTGGAGTAACACTAAAAAAGTAGTTCTAAGTCTTGAGGAGTTAATTGACGAAATTAGATACGCTGTTTCTTTCTCGGAGTTTAAGTAAAAATGTATATTCTTATTGGAAGCACAACCTGTTCTGCCTGTAAAGCTGCTGAAAAGCTTATGGAGGAAAATGAAATAATCTATATTAAACAAAACATAGACACGCTAGATCCTGTCCGTAAGCTTGCTTGGACAAAGTTTATTAATGAAGAACTACAAACAAGTTCCTTACCACAGGTATTAAAGTATATTGGCGGTCTTGGCCAGTTAGAAAAAGATATTAAGTTAGAACAAATAAGAGTAAGAAATGGATAAGATTACACGAGAAAAGCTCAAACAGCATAGCTTTGCTGGGGCTATTGGGTTACTAATCGGGACAGCTCTAGGTCTTATTGCTAGAGCTATGGTAGGTACCTATGTTGGTATCTACTTCTTAAAACTATTTGGATTGTTTTAACATGAGTAATGTAATTGACTTTACTGGTAAAAGAAAAGAAAAACAAATTAGGTATGCTGAAGAGATTGATGAAAACATTCTCTCAGACTACCGTGAAAGACATGAGGAAGTCTTAGAGTTGTGTTCTGATGTCTTTGAAAGCGGAGTAATCCTAATCACCTCTGAAGATGGTGAACTCCAGTTTTCTACTAGCATTGACGACCATGAAACAGTACTGGAGGTTCTTCTTGCAGCCTCCGACTTCGCCGAAAGACGCTCTGATGAAAAAGATAATTAAAGAAAACATTCTCGTAAGGTACTTTAACTATTTAAAGACTTGGCGAAAACATCGAAACATTATTAAAGATCTTAACAGACTTACTGATAGTGAACTTAAAGACATTGGTATAAACCGTAATGATATTGAACGCCTAATTTGGCTAGAGTTTGATAAACTAAATAGTGGTAAGGAATAACCCCATGGTAGACAGCATTATAGATAATATTGAAGAACTAGCAGAAGAAATGTTTGAAAACTACGTAGAAGGGGGGTTAGACTTTAACACAGACCAATCTCTCCATGATATTTTTAGAAATATCTTTAAAGCAGCCGTACTAATAACTTCCGAAATGTACGAAGAAGCTATCGAAGCTTACTCTTTAGAGGAAGAAACTGAGGAATAATGTTTCTTGTTATTGGAAAAGATGACTGCTCCTACTGCGCTAAGGTAAAAGAACTGCTAAAGAGCAAGAGCGAGATGTTTGTCTATAAAAACTTATCAGACATTGATAGTGAAGAAAAGAACTACCTAAAGACTCTAATTAAAGAAGACTTAAAGCTGGAAACAGTTCCAGTTGTTTTACACATAGTTGGCGGGTATGAAGCCACCAAGTATTACATTGCAGGTATGAAATGACTGAAGAAGAAACACCAATACAACGTAAGAAGCCTGGGCCTAAGGCAGGGGTAGTTAAGCTACGTCTTAAACACAACCCTAAGACCGCTCGTGAAGACTACTACAAGAAGTATCGAGACCTAGAGCTATGTTTGGTCTATGGTATTGATGAGTTCACAGTTGAGCTTATTGAGTATATGTGGAAGCACCCTGAGAAGAAGATTATTGTAACTGATCCTAACGAGGATAAGTTGTCTAACCTTAATCGAATCTATAGCGGAAGAAGCTTCTCCATGTACCGCTGGGAAATCCACCCAGTATCTAAGTTTGTGGAAGAACCACTAGGACAGGTCATGGTGGTCTCTAAACTCCACATTGATACTGTTAAGAAACTACCTAACCCTTATGGAGTTAAGTTTATTGTGTTGGAAGATATCTAATGTCTAGTACTACAGAAACCTTTATTCCTTATAATCAAAGTAAGGACTACCTTCTTGTTGACTTTGTTCAACTAAAGAGGAAAGGAGAGGAAAGCTTCTTCCATGACGTTATGGTAGTTAGCTATCGAGAAGCAGAGTACGAACTACTCTGGAGTGAAGAGTACGACTACTACGTTGGTAAGGTTAATAACGAACTAGGTTTTATCCCATGATGGAGAAAGTAAATGCTTATTACCAAAACGTCTATGCTAACTGGCAACTTAACTACTAGAGAAGTTAACATCCACCCAAAGGAATACGAGGTGTATATGGAAGGTAATCTTCTTATACAAGACCTCTTTAAACACCTCTCCGCTGATGATCGTGAGTTCTTGATCTCTGGTATTACACCAGAAGAATGGGAAGCTAGGTTTGGAGACTTAGGTATGGAGCTTGAAGACTAATGGAAAATGAAGTAGTAATACAAGAGTATAGAGTATTCCACACCCCTGATACAGTAGACGAACTACATAAACAGATTAAAAGTCTAAGTGGTTCTGAACGTATTATTGCACTACAGTTTGTGGCTATGACTACTAACCTTATTGCTAAGGCTCATAAAGAGAAACGCCTTAGCTTCTACCCAACCTAATAACTGTCCATAGGAGACAACCATGAATGTAAAGAAACTTATTCGAGCAGTACTTAAACTACCCTTAACACCTTTCTACGTAGGTGGTAAGTTAGCTCTCCTTAGTGTAGGAATTGTAGTACTATTCTTTGAGTGGGTATACGATAAGAATCGAGTATACAGTGCACAAGAACTCTTGGTAGAAGAACTAGAACAGCTTAAGCGCTGGTTTACTACAATTTAACACCAACCCCCTCTCAACTCTTATTAAGCTGCTCCTTCGGGGGTGGTTTAGTAAGGGTTGGGAGGGGTTTATTTTTTTTTTTTCTTTAAACACTAAAAGGAGACACTCTATGTGGGCTATAGCTATAGTTTTCACTATAAGTGCTTATACCATTGGTAACTTTTCTAAAGAAGAAGACTGCCAGAAGGCTGCTGAGAAGCTAAGACAACAAGGAGTTAAAACTGTATGTATTATGACAAAACCAATACCTGACGTTTAAGAATAAAACTGTATGTATGGTATAGCACAGCTATAGCAAAAAAGACTACAGTGCTATTCCCAAGGCTCTGCCAAAGTGATACCTAAGCAACTCTCTACCGACATCTGAAAGAGAGCTTGTGTATGCCCCCCGATGATGTCCACTGAACATATCTCTTAAACTTGATATGCTCCCTTTGGGGGGGTTATTGAGTATCACTTTGGTATCCTTGGTGGTAGTAACTTTAAAGGAAAAATTTATGTTTATTGCCTTATTAATTATTTGTAACTTTAATACCCCTTATGGCTCTTGTTTTCCTGATATGAGTAAGATTATTTATAAGACTGAAGACGTATGTCAAGCTGCACTGATAAACGGTGTAAACTTATACCAAAATAAGAACCTTACAGTGGTAAATGCCCTGTGTGTTCAGGTAGGAAAAGGCGG